AATACTTCTATATCTGGTGGGTATACTTCTACTACTAATAACACTTATAGTGGTGGACAAACTAACACAACTACGAATTCTACGACCAATTCGACAAAAAATTCTAAAATACCAGTCGGAACTGCGACTGCCCCATCTATGAGTAGTTACTCACAAGACTTATGTATAGTGGGTGTAAGTGGTGGTGTACAAGTTACAGGGTTTGGTGTGTCTGGTGGAACATATGTTACTGATGAAAATTGTGAAAGGATGAAACTATCAAAGCTTCTCTATGATTTTAATATGCGAGTTGCATCAATCGCAATTCTTTGTCAAGACGATAGAGTGTTCTCTGCTATGGAACACGCAGGTACACCTTGCCCGTTTGAAGGTAAGATAGGAAAAGATGCTACAGATCAATGGAAAAAATATGATGTAGAAAGACCAGATTATGACCAATATATACAGAAACTAAAACGTAGACACGCAATAGACAATAAAACAGAATTTGTACCAGTAGATTCGGAGTACGATTTATATGGAGATGATGATTAGATTACTGTATGTTTCTATAGTTGTTTTTTTAGTGGCATGGGCAGTAACAGCAGAAGAAATCACAACAGGCAACTTATTACCAAACGCTGGTAATAATCCAAGCAATTATCAATCTGTTGATAGCTCTATACCAAATGTAACAACTAATGGTTTTACAGTTGAAGGAACCATAAGAGACTGGGGACAAGAGTTAGAAACAACAGGTACAGGAAGTATAAACTATACTGGTACATTACTAGACATTGTAACAAATGGCGATACAACAACGCAAGATAAATTAGACAATGGCGTAACTCTTAACTCCACTACGATAGTGCAAAACTGTGAGTGGACTGGTTCTGCTTATCAATGTGGTCAGCATAGAACAGGACAAGACAGCTATACAACAACTGTAAAGATATTAGACAAAGATGGCAATACTCTTGCTATAGTCAATCAAACTAGAAACGATGACTCAGGATATGGCAATAATGCTTTTAAGTATGAAGATACTGTTACATATTCTGGAGAAGGCAGTAATCAATTTTATTGGGAATGGGAAGGTGTAGACGAAGGTAGCTTTGTAAATATGGGTGGACCAAATTTACTAGGTGCAAAACTAACAATGACTTATGACAATACTGTATTACCAGAAGAAACCATAGAAGAAATAATGGAAGTCATAGAAGAGTTTGAAGAGTGGGAACAGATATTTGAACAACCAGAGATTATAGAAGAGATTATAGAGATGCCTTTGATTGAAGAGTTTTTACCAATGGTGATTCTAGAAGAAGAATTTATAGAAGTTTTTGAAACAGCAAAAGAATTAGAAGAAGAATTTGAAGAAGTAGAAATATTACAAGTATTTGGAGGACCAGAAATTGTTGAAGAACCTCAAGAAGAAGAAGTTAGTAATGAGCCGTCTGTGGCAGCAATTGAAGAAGAATTTATTGAAGAAGCACAACCTTCTCAAAATACCACTATGGAAACAGTCAGAGAAGAACCTAAAACAGAAAAAGAACCAACTACTGAAGTAGTTGCCGAATCTACAGAAGATCAAGAAACAGTAGAAGACACAGAAGTTAAAGTAGAAGTTACTGTGCAGAATATAGAAAAACAAATCAAAAAAACAATTAAGAGTGTCGATAAACAACTTGCGGTTACAAATATCATTGCTGCTAAAGTTATGGAATCAAAACAAATTGATATATCTTCATACTATACACAGTATGTTGATACCAGAGAGATATACCAAAATAAAGTGTACGAAGATTTTAGAACATTAGGTGGTAAACAAATCTATACAGAAAACAAAATGCAACAGGTTGCAATGAAAGATCCACTGTATGTTTATCAAGAACGTATTAGACAAGCTACACTTAAAAGAGTTATACTAGAAAAAGAATTAAGAATTTTACAAGGAAGGTAAGATGATAGAAACTTTACAAAAATATGCAATGATAATTGGTGTTGTTATGACAATAGGTGGTGGCTTTTATGCATGGGGTGTATTCAATAATAGACTAGATGCAGTATCAGCAGCAGTAGGTAGCGACACTGTTGAAAAGCTACAAAAAGAAGTTGCAATTATTGATAAAAAATTAGAAGTCTTGGAAGCTAAATTAGATGAGTTAAAAGCACAGACGACTAACCCTCTTGCGAAGTAATGGCACAGAAAAGAAAAACTTACAAGTCGGAGATCAAACATGAACGAAAAGACAAAAAAACTTCTATTGCTGGTCGCAAGTGTCGTGTTAAAACATCATCAATGTCAAAAAACAAGAAAAATAGCTATAAAGCGTATCGAGGACAGGGTAGATAATGCTTAATCGCTTCAGACGCACAGAAAGCATGTTTAAATCGATTCTTTCATTAAAATGGACCATTGGTATTAGTTTGATGCTTATATCGCTTATATCGTGCTCTAAAGCGGTCAAATTTGACAGAGAGTTGCCAGAAATTATAAAATATAACAAAGTTGAGTTTGTTGAGTGTCCTGCCGACATATCGGGGTATCTTTGTATAAAAAATACTGATGCTATCAATTCTGTGATAGACTTAAAGAACTGCCAAGAGCAAAATCATTTACTGCGAGAGATGTTAGATGGAAACTGAACTATTAGCAATGTTATCACAAGCACCGGCTTTAGTTGTTATTGTCTGGCTTGTAATGAAACAAAATGGAAATGGAAATGGCAATACAGAAATAAGTAGAAGTATTGCAAGGTCGTTAGAAAAATTAGCAGATGCACAGAAAGAAGCCAATGCAATAGCCGACAAAAGAGCAGAAGGATTTGAAAGATGGGTAGATTTACAGAGAACCCAATGTCAAAGTCAATTCGTATCAAGAAACCAAAAGTAAATTGGGCAGATGTCCTTTTACAACAAATACATGATTTTGGTGGATTGCCAATACCTGTTAGAGAACACAGATTCCATAAAACAAGGCGATGGAGATTTGATTTAGCTTTTTTAAAAGAAAAGTTAGCAGTTGAAATTGAGGGTGGTGTATGGGTAATGGGTAGACATGTACGACCTGCAGGTTTTCTTAAAGACATTGACAAATATAATGAAGCTGTGTATTATGGGTGGTATATGGTTAGATTTACACCAAATGATGTAAAGATGGGCAAAGCCCTGCAATATTTAAACAAATATTTTATAGGAGATGTAAGTGAATGATGTAGATTTTAGAATCTGCACAGAACACCTATTTGATTTATTATTGAAACTAAATATACATATGCAAAAAGAATATGAAACGGATGTAAAAAAACAGATGTATATGCGACATATTTTTCAGATTATGCAAGACATACAGGAGCATTATTACCAACATGAATTAAAAAATCGAAAGGTGAAGGATGCAGACAACGAAGAATTTCACTAAAAGGACAATATTCCTAAGTGATATACATATTCCATATCAAGATATAAAAGCATTATCTTTGGCTATGGATATAATAAAAGATTATAAATTAACCGATAATGACACAATAATATTGGGTGGCGATTTAGTAGATTATTATCCGATATCCAGTTTTAGCCCAGATTTAACAAATTCAAATATCGATATCGAATTATTTGAAACCACAGAATTTTTAAACAATCTTAGAAAATTAGCCCCAAAAAGTGAGATAATATTTTTTGAAGGTAACCACGAACAGAGGATGCAGAAAAAAATTATGAGTCATTGTTCTGCTCTTGCACCTTTTCTAAAAAACAAACTGACAATAAAAGAACTTTTGGAATTTAGAAAGTTTGATATACGAGAAAGAAAAACACCTTACACAAAAAATAAAAAACTTTATTATATGCACGGACATGAAAAAAGAGGATTCATAACTCCAAAGCACATTGCTCATGTTCATCTAAATTATACAAACAGAAATATTATTGTTGGTCATCATCATAGATTTGATATGTTCATCACAACACAAATGGATGGCAGCTTACTAGGTGGATGGTGTAACGGATGTCTTTGTGATTTATCTCAAATGCCAGATGGATTATATTCTGCTTTTGATTCTACACAAAGAGGGATTACAGTTGTGTATGAAAAAACAAATGGACTCTTTAATGTAATACAACATCTATTTATTCCAAACAAAAAAAATGGTTACGATTGTTTAGTAAATGGAAA